GAATTGGGGGAAACCAAGGAATTAGGCGAAGAGTTAAAACACAAGCTCAAAGAGGAAATTGACAAGCGAGAAGCCATGGAAAAAGAAGTGGATGATTACAGGAAGAAGTCAATGGATGTGAGCGATATTGTAGACAGCCGGATTAAAGCTATTGCTGAAAGGGATGTATACAAAGAACTGTACATGAAATTATTGGAAAGGGCTATAAGCGCATGAGAGCATGGATGTTTATTATTATAGTCTGTGCATTTTATGTGGTGTGGTGCTTGTGTATGGTGGCAAAAAGTGCAGATGAGCAGATGGATGAGATCATGGAGAAGTGGAAAGACGAGAAAAAGAAGGGAGTAGATACCATTGGAACAGATGACCAAGGAAAGACTGATGGCATACAGAAGCAATAAAGCAGAAATACTGGAACTTGATTATGTACTTAACAATCGGTGGAAATCAGATACAATGATTGGGAATGATGTCATATTCGATTATAGCAAGGGATATCCAATGCCACAGAGCGTGACAGGTTTTGATTCTGAAAAGTATGAACGATTACAGATCCGGGATCTGAAGCGGAAAGAAAAGCTGGAAAAAGAATGTGAAGAGGTTGAGAGGTTTGTAGAAGAAATACCGGATAGCACGACACATCGGATATTCAGAATTTATTTTATCGATGGACGGAAAGCCGTTAGACTGCGAGAAGTCGGGGAGAAAATACATATGGGGAGAAGCGGAGTTGGTAAAAAAATTGAGAATTATTTAAAACTGTCCCGTAATTCCCCTGATTCCCATTTATAATAATACTTGAGCCAAAGGCGGAAAACCGACGGCTCGGTCATCTTTTCTTGCGGTTGCTTGAGGAAGGCACCCTGTAGCGGGGTGTCTTTTGCGTTGAAAAAATGGGAGGTGAGTCTGAGTGACCAGAAAACAGGATAGGTTCGTGAAAGAATACCTGATTGATTTGAACGCCACTCAGGCTGCAATCAGAGCGGGGTATTCACCGAAGACAGCAAATGAACAAGGAGCGAGATTGTTAGCGAATGTTAGTGCTCAGGAAGCAATTGCAAAAGCAATGGCCGAGAGATCAAAGAGAACAGGTATTAGTCAGGACCGAGTGATTCAGGAACTGGCACGAATAGCATTTGTGAATCCACAGAATGTAATCAATCCCAAAGATGCATCAGTAAAAGCAGATGCGACAGAAGATGATCTGGCGTGCATCCAGTCTGTAAAAGTTAAGACAATGGACGGAGCAAAGGGAAAATCGGTCGAAAGAGAAGTTCGTTTGAATGACAAGATGAAAGCTTTGGAATTACTTGGTAAACATCTTGGAATGTTCAAGGACAAGCTGGAAGTTGATGCTGATATGGACCTGAACATCACGATTGATTATGGAGATAATGACAATGAAGAAAGTTAATATTTTAGGAACGTTATATAAGATATATTTTGATGCGCCAGATGAAAAACTTCCAGAGGGTTGTGATGGATGTATGGATCAGAGTATTCATCAGATTAGGATTGCGAAGTTAGAATCCAGTAGAAACTCTTTAATGAATTTGAAAGAGTACAAGAAGAAGGTACTCAGGCATGAAATTATTCACGCGTTTCTGTACGAGTCTGGATTATGGAATAACAGTGGCGGTGCCGAAAGCTGGGGACGGAACGAGGAGATTACAGACTGGATTGCTATTCAGTCACCGAAACTTTTCAAAGCCTTTAAAGAAGCTGATTGCCTGTGAAAATAAATGTTCAAGCTAATCCATGCTTTAAAGAGGTTGACCGCAGTAAAAAACGCTACATCGTGATGAAAGGTTCTGCCGGATCCGGAAAGAGCGTGGATACAGCGCAGAATTACATCCTGAGACTAATGAGAGACAAAGGAAGAAACCTTGTAGCAATGCGAAAGTCTGATATCACCAATCGAGACAGTACATTCGCAGAACTAACCGGTTCTTTGTACAAGATGTTTGGGGATAAAGCTGATGCTTATTGGAAGATTAACAGAAGTCCATTAATGCTTACATGCAGACATAATGGCAACCAGATTATATTCAGGGGAATGAATGATGATAGACAACGTGAGAAGTTGAAATCTATTACATTTCCAAAGGGCAAGCTTACGGACGTGTGGCTGGAAGAAGCTACAGAATTCACGCAAGCAGATCTGGAAATTATCGATGACCGTTTGCGTGGTGAGCTTCCACCAGATCAATTTTATCAGATCAGAATGACCTTCAACCCGGTGAATAAGAATCACTGGATCAAGAAGGTCTTTTTTGATATCCCGGACACGAATGTACTTACCCATCATTCGACCTATCTCGGTAATCGGTTCATTGATAATGCGTACCGTGAACGAATGGAACGTAGAAAGATTGTGGATCCAGAAGGCTATCAGATCTATGGTCTTGGAGAATGGGGTGAGATTGGTGGATTGATTCTTCACAACTGGGAAGTCCGGGAAGTATCACAAAATCTCAACAATTACGATGATGTAGCTATTGGACAAGACTTTGGGTTCAACCATGCGGATGCAATATTGCTGGTTGGTATCAAAGATGAAAATATCTATATCATCGATGAAATATATGAGCATGAGAAAGAAACCGCTGAAATCATACCAATAGCCATACAGCATGGCATACCTGCGAAGAAAATAATGTGGTGTGATAGTGCTGAACCAGATAGAATCCAGGAATGGAACAAGGCTGGATACAGGGCAAGAGGTGTTGACAAAGGCGGTTCAAAAGGCTCGGTAAATGCACAAATCGATTGGCTGAAAGGCTCGGTCGGTAAGGACCATACTATCAAACGCAGGATTTATGTTGCCCCTCACTGTGTCAACACGATCAAGGAACTACAGCAATGGAAGTGGAAGAAGGATGAAAGGACGGGTGAATACCTGGATGATCCGGTTCCGGTTATGGATGATGCAATGGCAGCACTGAGATATGCAATAGAAGGATGGCGTAAGGCTAGTAGATGGCTGATGTAAAAAGAATAATGACAATTGACGGACGGCGTGCACAGCACCAGCGGTTTTCAGAGTCTTAGGGCGGGCTCAATCTTTTTCCGTTAAGAAACTTGCATCGTCGCGGATGCAACCTCCTTTCACGGTCACAACTGGTGGTCGGTTATGGTGCTGGCAGGACTGTCATTTAGATAAATACAGGGCTTATAGCTCAGAGGTAGAGCAGTGGTCTTTTAAGCCATGTGTCACAGGTTCGATTCCTGTTAAGTCCTATTGATTAATCGAAGAAGGAAGGTGTAAAGGTTGCTGAGTGTATCAGAGGTACAGAAATTTATAGATAATGATATTGTATCAGAGAAGAAAAAGTTTGCCGGTGTTGGTCAAAGATACTACGAAGGCGAACACGACATAAGAAAATATAGATTATTCTACTACAATGCTGATGGAAAACTGATAGAAGACAAGGTGCGGTCGAATGTTAAGATCAGTCACCCGTTCTTTACTGAGCTTTCGGATCAACTGTCAGCCTATATGCTTTCGTTTGATGAAAACCCAATGGTTGCCAAGGATACGGCGGAAGGGTTACAGGAGCATCTGGATAACTATTTTGATGATGAGTTCTGGTCAGAGATTGGCGATGTGATCACAGGGTCATACACGAAGGGATTCGAGTATCTGTTCGCATATAAGAATGCCGATGATCGGCTTACATTTATGTGTGCAGACAGCATGGGCGTAGTAGAGTGCAGAGAAAAGGATACTTCAGATCATAAGCGATACATTATATATCACTATGTGGACCGTATAGAACAGGGAAAGAAAGTAATCCGAAAGATTCAGGTATGGTCTGAAACAGAAACATTTTATTATATTCAGGATGGTCTGAATGGAGAGATTGTTCAGGATGAATCTGAACCGGTGAATCCAAGACCACACATCGTATTTACTGATCAGAAGACAGGTAAGAAGATGGGGTGTTCGCTGGGATATATCCCGTTCTGGCGATTGGATTACAACAAAAAGCAGTTTAGTGGATTGAAACCAATCAAGGGCCTGATAGATGATTATGACATCATGCAATGTGGGTTATCCAACAATCTAAAGGATTTTGATACACCGCTGTATGTGGTGAAAGGATTCCAGGGTGACAACCTGGATGAATTGCAACAGAACCTGAAAACCAAGAAGATAGTTGGAACAGATTCGGAAGGGGACGTAGAAGTCAGAACAGTTGACATTCCGTATCAGGCACGTAAGGCGAAAGCCGATGAGGATGAAAAGAACATATACCGGTTCGGTATGGGATTCAATTCATCACAGGTCGGAGATGGGAATATCACAAATATAGTGATCAAAAGTAGATATGCACTGCTGGATCTGAAAGCGAATAAGCTTGAGAGAAGATTGAAGCGTCTGCTGAAACAGCTTCTGAAGGTTATTCTGGATGAAATTAACCAGATGCATGGAACCGGTTACAAAATTTCAGATGTCAAGTTCGAATTCACACGATCAATCATGATGAACGAATCGGAGAATATAGCGAACGAAAAGACAGAAGCAGATATCCAACAGGTAAGAATCAATACAATCTTGAATATGGCTGCACAGATTGGTGACGAGCAGACGCTTAAAGCATTATGTGACGTTATGGACTGGGATTTTGATGAGTTGAAAGAACAACTGAAGAATGCAGATAGTCATACAGCACAGGATGCAAGAACGGCATTAGGTGTTATTTTGCCGGATGATCCTGATAATCCAGATGATGAGCCGGTTGAGGAATAGGTGATAGGCTATGAAGTATCGTGAGAAGATTGTTCAGATAGAGTTTCTTGATGATGAGGAACGTGTGATCAGACGGCTACAGGCTGTATATAATCAATCTCTTAAATATATAACACAGAAGGCTAATGCTCTTCAGGAAGAAATCTATAAGATACAGGATAAATATAATTCTATTGAGGATGAACAGGAACGGGAAACGCTAAAGAGCATGGAACGTTCTAAGGTGTACCAGAAGCAGTATCAGGATGCACTTAAGGCGCAAGTGAACAGTATCCTGGATAAGATGCACCGAAAGGAATTTAAGACGGTTAATAAGTACTTGAATGACTGCTATGACAAGGCATTTACCGGGAATATGTATGTATTACACGGCGAAGGGATTCCTTTGATCGTTCCGATAGATCAGGAAAAAGTTGTCCGGGCGGTACAGGTTAATAGTAAGATCAGTAAGGGATTGTACTCACGATTAGGTGAGGATGTAGATCTTCTGAAACGGAAGATTACAGCGCAGATCAGCCGGGGTGTGGCTACAGGTATGAGCTATTCGCAGATGGCGCAGCAGTTGGCTGGATATACCAAGACTGGTTACAACAATGCTGTCAGGATCACAAGAACGGAAGGACATAGAATACAGCAAGAATCCACGATGGATGCCTGTTATGCTGCAAGAGAGCGTGGAGCTGATGTTGTGAAGCAGTGGGATGCCACAATGGATGCCAATACCAGAGAATCACATCAGATGGTTGATGGTGAAGTCAGGGCGCTGGACGAGAAATTCAGCAATGGATTGATGTATCCGGGAGATCCATCAGGAAGTGCAGCGGAAGTAATCAACTGCAGATGTGTACTTTTGCAGCGTGCAAAATGGGCATTGGATCAGAAAGAACTTGATCGGTTAAAAGAAAGAGCTTCTTTTTACGGATTGGATAAAAGAAAGAGTTTTGATGAATTCAATAAAAAATATATAGGAACTGTGGAAAATTCTAAAGGCAACAAAATAAAGATGGATTTGCAATTTTTTGCGAAAATCCCAGATGAGAAATTAACGGAATATGCATTAAATTTTGAACATCCTACAGGTAAAGAAAAAGCAAAAGCTTTTAAAGAAGCACTTGGATATACAAAAGAAAGTTATACAGACTTAAAAACGAAAATACTTGATTCTTTTGATGAAAAAGAGTTAGTATATAAGAGAGAAGACAAATACGGAAAGCGCTATGAGCAAATTATGCAGATAACAGGACCGAATGGAAAAACAGCAAATGTATTAACAGCATGGATTAAAGATAACGACAACGCTGAACCAAGGCTAACATCGATTTATGTAGACAAGAGGTGAGAACTATGAAACAATATGATGTAGTTAAATTAAAGGATGGGCGAATAGGGACCATAGTTGAACTTTTTGAAGATGCTTGCGAAGTTGACATTGGTGATTCTCCTACTAACTGGGAAACAATTACTGTTGATAAGAAAGATATTGAAAAAGTATTATAGATACCACTGATCAGAAATGGTTAGTGGTATTTTTGTACCCATTTTTAAGAAAGAGGTGAGAATATGGCAACATCGAGCATTAATATCATGATTGTTTGTGTCGCATTAATTATTCTATGCAAATTTTGCTGATAAGGCGGTGATCCAATTATCTCCCAACTATGGGTGAAATAGTGGGTGGCGGGTGGCAAGGACAAGGATATATTGATTTAAGGCATCGAAGGATGTCTTTTTTTAATGCCATTTCATCCACAGGGATGTAAAACACTATTCCGCAGATCATGGACGAGACATGTAAAAAGCGTAAGAAAGGGGAAATACAAAATGACATTAGAAGAATTATTAAAAGCACAGGGTTTATCGGATGAACAGATTAAGGCGATTACAGCAAGTATGAAAGAGAATAAGATTTATACTGCCAGTGAGGAGAATTTGGATATCCGATACGGAAAACTGAAGACGGACTATGACACCCTGAACACACAGCATGGAGAATCAACGAAGCTGATTGAACAGTTGAAGAAAGATGCAAAAAACGATGAAGCACTCCAGGGGAAGATTACAGCATACGAAACACAGGTGGCAAATTTACAGAAAGAACTTGATGAGACAAGACTTGAATCTGCTATCAAGGTTGCTCTCATGAATGCAAAGACGGATGATGTCGGTTACATGGCATTTAAACTTAAAGAAGGCGGTGCGCTGGAGCTTGATGAAGATGGAAACATTAAGGGGATTGATGAGAAGATTTCGAACTTAAAGACTCAGTTCCCAACTCATTTTGATTCGGAAAATAATCCGGGACCAAGAGAGATTGATCCGAAACCGCTTCCAGAGGGTGATCACAATAATGATGTACAGCCAAAGAATCTGGCTGATGCACTTCGTATGCAGTATGAAGATAACGAAAAATAGAAAGGTTAAAATGGTGAAAGTTAATGGCACTTACGTTACAGGATATGAGAGAAGGTGCATCTGACAAGGTTGCCGAGCAGGTAGTAGATACCTTCTTAAGAGAGTCAGAAATTTTACAGATGATTACATTTGACGACACGGTAAGCCCGCAGGGCGGATCTACACTTACATACAGTTATTTGCAGAAGCAGATTCCGTCAACAGCAGCATTCAGAAAGCTGAACGAAGAATATACAGACAGTGAAGCAAAGCTTGTAAAGAAATCTGCTGATCTGAAAATCTTTGGTGGAAAGTTCAGAATGGACCGTGTTCTGAAAAAGGCAGAAAACAAATTCAATAATATGGCATTCCAGATGGAAGAAAAGATTGCTGCGGCAGTTTCACTGTTCCATTACACGCTGATTAATGGAGATTCCACAACACAGGAAGATTCGTTTGACGGACTTGACAAAATGCTTGTTGGCACTACGTCTGAGTTTAACAGCAAAGAGATTATTGATGTATCAAACATCGAAAAGATGAAAACAAGCGCGGATCAGCTGTATGAAGCATTACAGGTTCTTATTCGTGAAACAGGTGCTGATGCACTGCTTATGAATACCAGTATGATTTCTAAAGTACAGACTATGGCTCGCATTCTTGGATACAAAACTGAAACAGAGGAAGCATTTGGTAAAAAAGTGACTTCTATGGATGGTGTTAGATTTATGGACCTTAAAAACCATTATACTGTGTCAGGAAGTACAGTTACTGCAAATGCATGTGTGAAAGATAATATTTCAAGAACGGTAAATGGCGGTTCAGCTACTACCGGTCTTACAGATATCTATGCTGTTAAGTTTGATGTTAACAACGGATTCCACGGAGCTACACTTACTGGAAATTCTATTATTGATCAGTATTTACCAGATTTCAACCAGCCGGGTGCTGTAAAAGATGGTGAGGTAGAAATGGTAGCAGCTACAGTTCTGAAGAACACAAAGCACGCAGGTGTTCTTAGAAATATCAAGATTGCGTAACGGAAAGGAGAAAATAAGTATGCCGAAAAAGAAAGAAGAACCAAAGACATATAAGGTTACGGTAGATAAAAAACCGGGATACTGTGGAGAAGGTGCCGGCGGAGCGCAGTTTGCACATGGAGAAGCACTGATCACAAGTGGCCGGGTTGCAGCATGGTTCAGAGAACACGAAGGATATACTGTCACTGAACTTAAAGATGTTACGAATGAGACATCTGAGACACCGGGAGAGTAACAGAAAGGCGGTGCAGTTATGATCCTGTCGGTAGAAAGGGCAAAATGGTTAATCGACTTTAAGGACTGGCCAATAGAGCGGATTGAACAGAAGCTAAAAGCAATCGAGCAAACCATCCGCTCTTATACGAACAACAACTTCCAGAATAGAAAGATTCGATCAGCAGGTGTTGTATCATCGTCGAAACTAAATGTAATAAATAAACTTTATGGATTGTCGATTGGAGATACAGTGCAAATAACGGAAAGTATGTTCAATGACGGATTATATACAGTAAAAGGAATAGAAGAGAACACGATTGTACTGGATAAAGAGTTAATCGATGAAGGTCATATACTGATCACAAAAGTAGAGTATCCAGATGATGTGATTGAGTGCTGTATTAATCTTTGCGAATGGGAAGTAAAGAACCGTGGAAAAGTCGGAATAAAGGCAGAAACATTGTCTCGCCATTCGGTTACATACTTTGATCAGGACGCATCCAATCAGATGAATGGCTACCCAGTAAGTCTGTTAGGCTGTCTGAAACCGTATAGAAAGGCAAGGTGTTGATTGTGTCTGATATTGGTGGAAACACAACAGCAATCTTACAGGTGCAGAGTGAAAATGGTGTTGATGAGATTGGCAATCCGGTAATTAGCTGGGAAGAAGCAGGCTCCTATCCGGGATGGCTTGATTTAGTATCTGGAAACTCACCCGTCCAGAACTATAATGCCAAGATATCAGAGTCCAGTCATTACTATATTACTGATTATTATCGGGCGCTTGCCAATCAGGATCCTGAGGTGTGTAGAATGCTGATAGATGGAAAAATCTATGATGTACAGTGGATTGATGATCCGATGGGAATGCATGAACATCTGGAAATCTACCTGAAAGCTGTAGGAGGTGTTGGGAGTGGCGCAGATTGAGTTTGAAGACAATACAGAACAGATTATTGAAGAAATGCAATTAAAGGCTATTGCATGGCTGGAAGAAGCTGGTGGAGAGATTGAGGCGCGGGCGAAATCAAATTCCAGACGTCAAAGAGGTGGAGGAAGTACTGCCGGAAGTTTCCGACATGAAGTGGATGAAGAAACAATGATCTGCAGTATAGGATCACCAAAAGAGAATGCAATCTGGGAAGAGTTCGGAACAGGAGAATATGCATTGAATGGCGATGGACGTTCAGGAGCCTGGTATGTGCCGGTTGCTTCTTATACAGGAGAGAAGAAGCCGACCTATAACGGAAAAGTAGTAATCGTGCACGGAAAAAACGGTGTGGATTTCTACAAGACCAATGGTAAGCGTGGAACAAGAGCATTGTTTAATGCGTTCAATTCACTTAAGGGAGCGGTAAAAAATAAGGCGCAGATGGATTTTAGGGATTTAGGTGATTGAGTATGACGAAAGAAATATTAAAGCACATGAATCTTAAATTAAAAGAATTGCTTCCATATCAGTTCTATGAATGGAGGACAAAAGCAGAATATCCCTACTGGATAGGGGAATATTCGGAAACTTCAGATACATCTGAGGATGGATCGGGTGAAGATGTAATGATGATAACAGGAACAACAAAAGGCAGCGTGATGGACCTTGAGAATGGAAAGGAAGTGCTTCAAAAGGCATTTCCTACACTTTCAGGTTATCACGCTGTTCTTGATTCTGGAACACATATTATTGCGTATTACGACACTTCAACAATGATCCCGACAGATGGAAACGATATAAATAGGATACAGGTTAATTTAAAGATCAAAAGTTGGAAGGTGAACGAATAATGGCAAATGAATGGACAAATTGGAAAGAACATGGAATCACCAAAGATACACCAGATTCTATTCTGTTTGGTGCTGGAACAATCCATCAGGGATTAACGTTTTCTGGTGACAAATGGAATTTTGCAGAATCAATCATAGGAGCAACTAATGGTGGATCGAAAGTGTCTATGAAACCTGAAGTACAGGATATTGAAGTGGATGGGAAGTTGATTAAAGCAAAAGGCTTGATGATGAAGGTTGGGGAAACGGCAACAATGGAAATCAACTTTGCGGAGATCAGCCCGGAAATTATCAAGAAGGGCTTGATCGCCCAGGAAGGAAATTCGACAGCAACCGGATATAAAGTTATTGAAAGTAAACCGGATATCGAAGCAGGTGACTATTTTGAAAACTTTGCGTTTGTTGGACGAACCGTATCAAAAAAACCAATTATTGTTATTTTTGATGATGCCCTGTGTACATCTGGTTTTGAACTGGATGCAAAAAATAAATCTCAGTCTTCACCAACAGTGACGGTTGAATGCGTGGGTGATGTTAACAAAGATGAAGCGTTAAAGGTACTTCCGTACCACATCTATTACCCAGATCCGGCAGCTAGTCAGTCGGAAGATGTATCTGGCAAAGCTGTTGTTGATGGACCAGAAGAAAACGAAGAATAACAGAAGGTAAAAAGTAACGAAAGGAAGGATTGTAATGGTAGAAAGAAATTATGAATTAAGAAAATTATGTGCTGATGATATTTTCCCGATGGTCAATATTATTTCAAAAATCGGTATTGAAAATATGGCAGACTGCTTCGATGCAAAAGAAATGGCAGACATCATGAACAGTGTAGATTCAACTTTAGATGAAGCAGATGGAAAAGAAAGCTCAGATGAAGCAGATGGAAAAGAAAGCTCAGATGAAGCAGATGGAAAAGAAAGCTCAGATAATACGATGGCTGATGTACTTACAAAGCAGATTGGTATCAAAGTAATTATGAAACTGGTTGGGCTGCTCTTGAAGAATTTTGGAAAAATTAAGATAGAACTGTATCAGTTTCTTGCCGGTCTGTCTGGAATGACTGAAAAAGAGATCGCTGCTCTGCCACTGGGAACATTTACACAGATGATTGTAGATGTTTTCAAAAAAGAAGAGTTCTCCGATTTTTTTCAGGTTGTATCAGGATTGCTCAAATAGGGCAGTTTCAATTTCTGGATCAGCTGTTTAAGCGCTATCATGATCCGCTGCGATTGGTAAGTTGGTATATTCAATCATGCAGTTTCTTACAATTTGTAGGAGATTTTTCAGAGGCATACAACAAAGAACTGCGTTGGGAAGTGTACCTGCATAAAGTATGGGACAAGACTTTTGAAGAGTATGAAGAAGGCGTAAACGAAGAAGTTCAGCGGATTGAAACATCTCACATGAGTGAAACTGAACAGGAAAATGTTATTGCTGATAGTATGTCCATATTACAATCTTTCCAGCCTTCAGAATAGGAGGTATAGATGGATTTATTTAAGCTTGTCGGTACGATTGCGATTGATACTGCAAATGCAGAAAAATCGTTAAATGATGTACATAAACAAGTCGCTGATACCGAAAAGGCAGTGTCGGAAGGCTGCGATAAAGTGAAACAGTCTTCCGAAAAAGCGGGAAATAGTGCCACGAAAGCTGGAAAGACAGCGGAAGAAGCTGGAAAAAAAGCAAAAAAAGCCGGTGAAGATGCCGGAAAAGGTGGCCAAGAATCCGAAAAGAGTGGCAATAAATGGGCTGAATTCGGTAAGAAGATAGAAAAGGCCGGAACAAAGGTCACGGGAATCGGGAAGAAAATAGAAAAAGCCGGTGATGCAGTAGGTAAAGTCGGAAAGAAATTCGCTCCGCTGTCCGCCGCTGCAGCCGGAACATTGACTGCGGTAACAAAGGGCGCATCTGATTTTCAGAATGGTATGGCAAAGATGTCAACCTTATTTGATACGTCACAGGTATCCGTTCAGAAATTATCCAAAGAATTCCTGAATCTATCGAATGAAACAGGAAAAAGCGCAGTAGAACTTACGGAAGCCGGCTATCAGGCGTTGTCAGCATCTGTACCAGTTGAAAAGCTGGGAGGTTTTATCCGTACATCTGCTAACATGGCAAAAGTCGGATTTACGGACACTGCAACATCTGTGGATCTGTTGTCTACAGCTGTAAATGCTTATGGTTTAGAAGCTGATCAGGCGGACAGCATAGCAAACAAGCTCGTAAATACACAGAATCTTGGTAAAACATCTGTAAATGAATTGGCGTCCAGTATGGGTAAAGTTATCCCGACGGCTGCCGGTATGAATGTTAATCTGGATCAGCTGTGCACGATGTATACCCTTATGACTAAACAGGGTATTGCCACGGCGGAATCTACTACATACATGAACAGTATGTTGAATGAACTTGGTGATTCTGGTACGGATGTAGGAAAGGTCCTGAAAGAAAAGACCGGAAAATCATTCCAGGATCTGATGAAGGACGGAAAGACAACTGGCGATGCACTGAAAATCTTAAAAGACTACTCAAAAGAGACAGGAACAGCATTCAATGAATTATGGAGCAGTCAGGAAGCCGGAAAGGCTGCTATGGCACTCTTAAATGATTCGGCCGGTGATTTCAATGAAACAATGGGATCAATGGCTAATGTAGCTGATCTGGTTGGACAAGGTCTTGAAAAGATGAATACGCCGTCAGCAAAAATGGCGAAGGCTCTCAATCGAATTAAAAATAGTGGTATTGAATTGGGTTCCGTATTGCTTACTACTGTAGCACCTTATGTTGAGCAGTTCACTAAAAAAGTAGAAGAACTTACAGAAAAATTTAATAAGATGCCGGATAGTCAGAAAAAAATGGTTCTGGTTATGCTTGCAGTTGTTGCTTCGATTAGTCCCGTTCTTGCTATAATGGGGAAATTAATCAAGGTGTTTGCAGATGGACCTATAGCCGTAGGAAACCTAATGAAAGGATTCGGCAAGCTTCAGACAGCAATCGCAGGCATAAACGCCCCTGTGGTGGCGATCGTTGCCGTGATAGCGGTTCTGGTTGCTGCATTTACACATTTGTGGAATACGAATGAAAACTTCAGGAATAACATGATTGCAATCTGGGATCAGATACGAGACAAGATTTCATCATTCGTTGACAATGTAAAAGAAAGATTTGCAGGTCTGAATATTTCTTTTGCAGATATAGTAAGTGCCCTGAAAGCTATATGGGATGGGTTCTGTGAAATCTTAGCACCGGTATTTGAAGGTGCTTTTGCTGCATTGGCTGATACTATTACAACAGTATGTGATGTTCTGATAGGTATATTAGATACATTCATAGGGCTATTTACTGGAAACTGGGAACAGTGCTGGACTGGAATACAGGAAGTATTCGGTGGAATATGGGAAGGCATAAAGGCGGTACTTACAGATGTATTAGAATCATTAAAGGGAGTGCTAGATACATTTCTCGGATGGTTCGGAACAGATTTTAATACTGCTTGGGCGGATATTACAGCGACAGTTGAATCGGTATGGAACGGCATAACTGATTTCTTTACTTCTGTTTGGGAAGGCATAAAGAATGTATTTGAAACCGTAGTGAACGGGATTAGCGACTTCCTGGCGAGTGCCTGGGAAAGCATCACATCGACAATCCAGAATGTCTGGGATGGAATTGTAAATACGGTTTCGGCGGTATGGGAAACAATAAAGAATGTGGTGCAAGTTGGCATCATGTTTGTTGGTGAAATCATTTCAGCTGCAATCCAAATCATTACTATCCCGTGGATGTTCATATGGGAGAACTGCAAAGAGTATATTACGGCAGCATGGGAATTCATAAAAAATGCTGTTTCAACAGCACTTGAATCAATTTCTAATACTATAAGCGATATATGGAATGCAATCGTTGGATTTATCTCACCGATTTTAGAGACCTTAAAAAATGTATTTGTTACAATATGGCAGGCCATAGAGACAGAAGTAGCAAATTCAATTAATAGAATGGTTTCGATTATTACAACGGTATGGTCTGCCGTCAGCGGAACAATCAGTGCGATATTATCAGTAATTGCAAGCATATTTTCTACGGTATGGAACGGAATAACATCTGTTGTATCGAGTGTATTAAGTACGATCCAGAGTGTTGTATCAAGTGTATTAAGTGCAATGCGAGGTGTTGTATCTTCAGTTTTAAATGCGATTTTAAGTACTGTTAAAAGCATAATGAATTCTATAAAAAGCACAATGACGAGTGTATGGAATGGGATAAAGAGCGTTGTATCAAGTGCGATTAACGGAATCAAGTCTGTTATATCATCCGGGCTTCATGTTGCAGGTTCGGTTGTATCTAGCGTGCTCAGTGGTATCAAGAGCAAGTTTAGTAGTGTATGGAATGGGATAAAGAGCGTTGTGAGCAGTGCAATCAATCACATCAAGAGCGCCATGAACTTTAGCTGGTCACTCCCAAAGCTAAAATTGCCACATCCGAAAATCGAAGGGAAATTTAGTCTTGATCCACCATCTGTGCCGCATTTCTCTATTGACTGGTATGCTAAGGCTATGGATGCCGGAATGATTATGAATAGGCCTACAGTATTTGGCTATGATGCGGTATCAAATAAGCTTATGGCTGGCGGAGAAGCTGGAAGCGAGACAGTAGTTGGAACGCAGAGTCTGATGAACATGATACAGGATGCTGTAAATAACAGCGGAAACAGGGATGATGGAGCAATTCAGGCATTACTGGAAGCCATCTATAATTGGATGCGTAACGGCGGACTGTACAAACTTATGATCGACGTTCTGACAAATGGAGTAGAACTTGAATTTGATAACAGAGAAATTGCAAGGTTGGTGAAAAAATATGCTTGATACAGCAAAGTATGTGAATCACCTGAATCAGAGTATTGACTTTGGTTCGGGTGGCATTTATATAACAGATTCTGAGCTTAGAAATTATGAATGGGAATATGATACGGATTATGATGAGATAACCAACTTCCGTAAGGGCGTTAAAGAGAAGAAGATGAAAATAATCATATCAGCAGCTACAGAAGAAGAAGGGATCGCAAAAAGAAATGCAGTCTTCCGGATTTTCGAAGCGGATATCCTTGCAAACCAGGCAGGAAGGTTGTATCAGGATGGATACTATCTGAATTGCTATATTACAGCATCAAAAAAAGCTAACTGGTATATTGCAAAGCGATATATTGAAATCGAAGTCACTATTGCAACTGATCAGCCGGACTGGGTACAGGAAAAAGAATTTAATTTTCTTAAAACAGAAGGTAAAACTGTTGAGATGGATGATTTAAAAAAGTATCCCTATAAATATGGGTATTATTATCTGAATCAGGTGTCATCCTCTGCAATCAATAATGTAAGTATTACGGAATCTGATTTTGTGCTGCGAATATACGGTCCCGTGTCAAAACCACTTGTGAAGATTGGCGATAATACCTATCAAGTGAATGTTTCCTTGAATGCTGGTGAACGACTAGAAATTGATTCCAGAAAAAGGACAGTAAGCCTGATACACACTGACGGGTATACGGAAAATGTTCTTTGGTCTGCCGCAAAAGAATATTATATCTTTGAGGAAATTGTATCCGGCACACAGATTATTGCGTGGGATGGTAGTTTCTCGTTCGACTTAATTTTGATTGATAAAAGGAGTGAACCGTTGTGGAAGTAATGTATACAGACATAAACAGGCTTCCACAAGGGAGCCTTGAAAAGTATTCGATTGATCTGGAACTTGGCGGTGACAATGACTTCGAGCTCCAGATGAACGTGAGAAATCACTGCATGAGTGCCGGATGTATCTGGTATGTTGAAAATGAAGAATACGGCGGTATTGTAGATGATGTAAAAGTTGATACTGATAAATCTAAGGTATATTATTCTGGGCGATCTTGGCGTGGTATTATGGAAAAGAAGGTAATCGGACCAGACACCGGAAAAGATTATCTGACGGTATCTGGGGATGCAAATGACATTCTTGCGTTGCTGATAAAACGCTGTGATCTGGTAGATCTGTTTGTGGTTCCGGACTCTTCCGGGATACAGATAAGTAGCTATCAGTTTCCGAGATACATTGATTTTTATTCCGGTATTGTGAAGATGCTGTCCTCTGCCGGGGCAAAACTGAAAATCACCTATGATGATAAGGAATCTTGTGTGAATATATCAGCTATCCCAATCAGCGATTTGTCAGAGAAATATGAGTATTCTGATGATTACGGAATGAAAATCATAATCGAAAAGAAAAAAGGCGGGACAAACCACCTGATCTGTCTCGGAGCTGGCGAGTTGGCAGCCAGAACGGTGATTGATCTGTATGTAGGTAAGAATGGTGAGATAACAGGAAAGCAGGCATATTTCGGGGAATATGAAATAGCTGAAATATATGATTATGGAAACTCCGGATCCAGTTCTGAGTTGAAAGAGAAAGGAATCGAAAAACTTAAGGAATTAAAAAGTTCAGATTCTGTATCGGCATCTTTTCAGAAACTTGATGTAGATATCGGTGATATTGTTGGCGGCAGGAACCGGGCGACTGGGATAGTATTGAAGGAACCGATAACAAAAGAAATTGTAAAAATAAAAAATGGTATTGAAACGATAACATATAAGGTTGGTGAAGAATAATGGCAAATTATCTTGATACTGGAGATACGGGACGCGCAGTCAGTGCAGAATCTGACGGGGCGTTATTTGCTGGTATTTTCGGAAATGCAAAATATGTATTGGAAAATGGCAGCCAATTCAAAGCAGAAGTACAGTCGAACAATATTGTGAAAATCAGTGATGGTGATGCGGTTATGTACGGACGACATGTAAGAATTCCGGCAAATGACAGTGCACTGGTGACAATTAACAACGGACATTCCGGCACGAACAGAATTGATCTGATCGTGTTCCGTTACACAAAAGACAGCACCGGAAAAGAAACGGTTGATCTGGCAGTGATTCAGGGAGAAGATTCTACCGGGACAGCTGCAGCACCTGCAACAATTGACGGAGATATATTAACAGGAGCGATGCAAGCGGATTTTCCATTATACAGAGTTGAACTTAAGGGACTTAATATAGTTAGTGTAACAGCAATGTTTGACGTGATTGGGAACATTTCGCAGATCACAAAGAAAAATAAGGAATTGGCTGCTAAATTACCGGTCTATGGAACCACACCAATAATCGAAACCGGGGCAAATTCTTACAAAGATACTTCTGTGAAATTTGGAAAAACTTTCTCGAAAGCACCGTTCGTACTATTAACGTTATCTGGTGGCTCACAAAACACCAAAACTTTTGCAGTGCAGGTTAAAGATGTATCTACGACTGGAATGACAATACGAACTGTTAATGGGTATAGTTCAAGCGTATCAATGTTTATTAATTGGTGTGCATTTCCAAAGGGGGCATAGATGAGAATATTACAGTTTAAGGTGACCGGCCAGAACCTTAGCAAAGACGGAGATTTCTCTGGTATTGTGGCCGGAACAAAGGGGTATCTGTACACAGCATATAACTTCGACGGAGAATGGGACGGTTGCAAGAAAGCAGCCGTCTTTTTGCGGTACGACAAAGAATATCCTGTCCCGATTGTGAATGGAAAATGTGCCGTGCCAGATGAAATCACGGAATATAAATGTTGGAAGGTATACCTGGTCGGCGTGAAAGACGGATACAGGATTACGACAAATGAAGTGGAGGTGAGACAGTCATGACGTTAGAAGAAGCTTTAGAAGCATCCGTACAATCGAACGCAGAAGATAATGAGGTCATTGTTATCGATAACGACCTAAGAAAAATCACCATACCGGCAAGTATCACTCTGCTTGGTGTTGAGTCAGATGAGAACGTGAGTGCATTACATTTTCAGATGCCGAAAACCTATAAAGGACTTGACCTGTCGGAGTTCGCTATTCGCATCAACTACATGAATGCAAACAACGTTGGTGATGTGTACGCCGTAGATGATAATGAGGTATCCGGTGATAATATCACATTTACATGGACAGTTGGACGTGTGGCATGTATGTATAAGGGAAACACAAAATTCATTGTCTGTCTTAAGAAAAAGGACGCTTCTGGCAATGTGTTGAAAGAATTTAATACATCATTGGCAAGTCTCCCAGTATTAGAGGGACTTGAAACAACCGAAGCTGTTGTTGCTGAAAATCCAGATATCATCGAGCAGATACTCACGAAGATTGAAAAGCTGACGCAAATATCACCAGAAGATATTGCTAGTGCAGTATCTGCGTATATGAAGGAGAATCCAATAAATGTGCCGAAAAATTTGTCCGATTTACAGGATGATGCAGAACACAGAACAGTCACAGATGAAGAGAAACAGAGTTGGAATGACAAGAGTGATTTTTCCGGCAACTATGAAGATTTACAAGGAAAACCAACAATTCCCACAGTACCAACCAATCTTCCAAACCCACAATCCTTAACAATCACATATGGCGGTAAAGAGTACACTTACGATGGTTCAGAAGCCATTGCCATCACCATAGAAACAAGTGGCATCGAAAGAGTAGAAAAACTTTCTACAGATACCACAGTAACGCTCGAACCTAATAAGCTCTATATCTTTCCGGAAATGACATCATTAGCATACACCATCGGAGAGGGCACAGGAGAGGTGCATTTCATATTCCGTTCTGGTGCAACGGCAACAAGAGTAGTACATCCGACCGGAGTCAATATCGGTAGCTTTACGGTAGATGCGAACAAGGTATATGAGGTATCAATTTTAGAAGGCTTGTTGACTAGCCAGAATTGGAGTGTGAGCTGATATGTTAAGACGGAGAACATTAGGAAGTGAGGTGGCAGAAATGGGAAAAGAATGGGTTGAATTGCTGAATGAAAGCAAAGAGGTAACAGACCAAAAGATTGTAGAATTTAGTCTTGCCAATGCTGAAAAACATGAGGAATATTGGATATATATGGAAGTAAAAAAACATACTGGTTCAGAACAATGTAAAGGCAATTGTGCTATAAAATTGAATGGAGCAAATATTGGATATTTTATTTTGAATGCTGATTACTCACAAGGACAGAATAATTTATCAGCTCATGTTTGGACAAAGCCAATAAATTTACTCGAATATTTAACAACCTCGGTTAGTTTGCAATACAATTCTGTTAATGTACGGAGAAATGGAAGTGTTGGAAATGAAACAGGTACAGGAAAATTTACTTTAGAATTTCCAGCGAATTATACAGGAGAGATAATAGCAAAAATATTTGGGAAATAGGAGGTTGAAATAAAAATGGTAAATAGTAAAATCCTAACAGACAGACAGACAGACGTGGCTTAGTTGATTCTAAATCCTGTGTCAAGAATGCCGTGAAGATATGTTAAGACGGCGAATGATGATGGCAAAGGCACAGGAGGTAGAAGAGATGAAAGAGTGGCAATTGATATATGATACTAAGGAAACAGCAGAAGAAATAACATCGACTTCTGATATTAATGTTAAAGGCTTTAATGAACTTATGGTTATTGCTAGAGTTGCAGCGACAACTACAAATCCATCGGCAAGAAATGGTCAATTATCCTTAATGAGTTCCGATGGAAATAAATGTCAAGTGGTATTGGGAAGCAATCTACTATATCCGAATGGAAATCCGCGATTATCCATAGCTTTAGTAAAAAGGTTTTCTGATTTTATATATGTTGATACTGCTACATCTTGGAATGCAAATGATGTATTTAATAATAAATGGGCGGCAGATAATTTAACATCGATGCAAAATTCTATTGTTAAATACGAAGGAGAGATTGATAAAATTCGCATTACAAATGCTAATGAATCAGGAACTTATAAATTTGGAATCGGAAGTAGATTTGCAATTTATGGTAGATAGGAGTTGATACAAAAATGTATGCAAAATTACAAAACGGATTCTTGAGTAGTGCACCAAAGACGATAACTTTTGATGGCAAAACAATCAACAATCCGTATCCAGAAGAACTGGAACAGATAGGATACAAGCCTGTGGTGTACACAGATATGCCTATTGAGGTAACAGAGGGCAAGCACTGGGAATCCAGTTGGAAAGAGGGAGAGAATGCGATTAGGCAGGTGTGGACACTTGTGGATGACCCAGTTTATCCAGAGCCGGAGCTTAGCGCAGAGGATGCCTTGAATATCATAATGGGGGTGGTACAGTGACAAGAGAACAAGCAGAGCAGTTGCGGAAGCTGTTGGAAAACCAGACAGCCAACATGACCGATGAACAGATATTGAAGTATCCAGACTTTGTAGAGAAGTGGGAAGCCGGGAAAACTTATGCAGTTGGTAAGAGATTGGAGTACAATGGCACCATTTACAAGGTGTTGACCGCTCACACCAGTCAGGCAGATTGGATACCACCGGATGCACCATCTTTATTCGCCAAGGTACTTATCCCAGACAGTAATGTTATACCGGAGTGGGAACAACCAGGCAGCACGAATCCATATGCCAAGGGCGACAAGGTTACGCACAACGGCAAGACATGGCAGAGCACCACGGATAACAACGTCTGGGAGCCGGGTGTGTATGGATGGGAAGAGGTGTAGAATGTATGGAAATCAGAGCAAGACCGTAAGGTCTTATTTTTATGCAATTTTATAATAAGAAGAAAGAAGTGAGGTATATGAAAATGGAACAGGCAAATTATATCAAAGCAATTTTCACGGCGGTATTCGCCTTTATATCGGCTCTCCTGGGTGTTCTGGCGGTGCCGGTAATATTATTGGTCACATGTAACCTGATAGACTACGCTACGGGTTTGATGGCGAGCAAATACAGGTCGCAGGATATTAATTCCTATAAGAGCATAAGAGGTATTTTTAAAAAAGTTTCTATGTGGCTTTTAGTGGTAGTAGGTGCAATAATTGACGAACTGTTGCTATATGCAGCCACAACGATCGGAAAGCCGGTGCCGGTTACATTCCTGATCGCATGCGTGGTGGCGATGTGGCTAATCTGTAATGAAATTATTTCAATTTTGGAAAATATACAGGACATGGGAGTAAATATTCCGGCTTTCCTGCAACCACTGGTTAAACATATTAGATCGCAGGTGGAAGAACAGATTAATATAGATAAGAAGGAAGATAAGAATTCGGAGGACGATCACTCGTCCTCTTTTTAAAAGGAGGAAAAAAGCCTATGTATTTTAGCGAAGCCTTTAAATTAATGGAAAGTGGATTGAAAGTAAAACTGCCAAGCTGGGGCGGATATTGGTATTGGTCCAAAGAAAAGAAAACAATTATCATGCATACAAAAGATGGTATAGAAATGGATATCCGAGAGACACAGGTACCGGAGTATACGTTTAAGAATATTGCGAGTGACGATTGGATTGTTGCCGACGAAAAGAATTGTCCAGAACTCGGAGGCGAGAATACATTCTCGTTCGGAGAGGCAATCAAATATCTGAAGAGAGGTTTCAAGGTTGCTCGTAAAGGTTGGAATGGTAAAGGAATCTATCTGGAAATGTATTCGCCAGAAGTCAATCTTGAAACTATTGCAGAAGCAGTGCATAACGCATGGTGGGAAGAAAAGAAAAAACAGGGAGTTACAGATCACCCGGATATGATTCCGTATTCTGAACTAAGTGAAGAAGTGAAAGAATACGACAGAGTTACAGCAAGAACAACTATTGAAGCATTCAATTATATGACGCATTCGTTCATATATATCAACACTACTGGATTACAGACAGAAAATCCTTATGCGCCTAAAAATAAAGTGCCGTGGACACCGTCTCAGACAGATATGCTTGCGGAAGATTGGGTATTTGCAAATTAGAGATTTGTGCGACGTCGCACAGAAAGGAGTAATTATGGCACATTTATTTATTATAGCCGGACATGGAGCCGGTGACAGTGGAGCAGTTGGATACGGTTACACCGAAGCAGAGAGAGTCCGTGCACTTGCAAGACGAATCGTAGCATACGGAGGAAGTAATGTTACTCTTGGAGATACAAGCCGGAACTGGTACGCCGATAAAGGTATTAACTCACTCAATATTCCAAAAAGCTATCAGATTCTGGAACTGCATATGGACAGCGGAGTATCGATGGCAAAAGGTGGGCACGTAATCATTAAAGAAGGATACAATCCTGATCAGTACGATACGGCACTCGCCAACTTCATCGGAACATTCTTCCCTGGAAGAGCAAATAAGGTAGTAGGCAGAGCGCATCTTGCCAACGTCAATCGTGCAGCTGCAAAAGGTTACAGTTATCGTTTGCTGGAGAACGGATTTATTTCAAATCATGAAGATTTAAACAAATTCAATTCCCAGATTGACGATCTCGCAAGAGGAATCCTTAAAGCATTCGGGATCACATCTGCGGCACCGG